TATGGGCACAGCATCGAGTTACACAATCGGCTCAGGTGGAGATTTTTCAACAACAAGGCCAATCCGATTAATTGAAGCTTCATTTAAGCAAGGGGGATCGAATGCTGAAATTCCTATTCGTATTTTTACTTCTCAAGAATGGTTAAAAATCACTGATAAGACAGTGACTTCGAGTTTACCTAAAGGGATATATTATAATGACAATTTCCCTTTGGGAGTTATCTATCCTTACCCTATTTTGAGTGCTTCAGGGACTTTGATTTTGCACTCGGATAAGCAGATTGTAAGCTTTAGTGCTATTAGTGATACAATTTCACTCCCCCCAGGCTATAGTCGTGCATTGAGATATAATTTAGCGATTGAATTAGCTCCTGAATATGGGAAATCAATTTCACAAGAATTAGGGGCTGTAGCTCTTGAGTCAAAAAATCTCATTATGCAGACTAATGTCGAGCCTGTGCTTATGACTTCAGATGTTATGGGATTAGTACAGAATAAACCTTTTGATTTTAGAAGGGGTTATTAATGAGACTTGAAGGGTTTATTGGTCCTGCTTATTTACTCAACTCCCCGAACGTGGATGCTCAGAGATTAGTGAATATGTACCCTGAAAAGATTGAGTCTGGTTTTGGCAAAGGGGCGCAGCAGTTTTATTTTCATCCCACACCTGGGTTGAGAAAGCTAATATCTGTAGGTGATGGACCGATCAGACTTGTGCACGTTGATTTTCTGAACCGTATTTTTGTAGTAAGTGGGAATCAATTGTATGTGATCAGTGAGAGTGGTGGGACTTGGAGTTCTACTTTAATTGGCGAGAGCGGTACGGCAGGGGGAGTGGCTGTAACTTTGGGGACGAGTTCAGGTCCTGTTTATGCAGCATCGATGAGTTTTTTAGGTGACGGCAGTGATTCATCGACAATGTTTGTTGATGGGAATACTAACTATTTATTTTTAGATAATGTTTCATCGAATGCTTTTGGGTTGTTAACAGCTTATGGTTACGGAGATGTAGCAACGGCGAATAAGATTGTCTGGTCGGATGGATATTTTATTTTGCCTGAAGGTGGGACGAATAAGTTTTTTGTATCTGATTTACAGTCTTTTAACGTGGATGCATTAAATTTTGCATCGAGTGAGGGCAGCCCTGACATATTATTGACACTTGAGATTTTAAATCGAAATCTTTATTTATTTAACGAGCAAACGATAGAGTATTATTCGAACACAGGGAATGCGGATTTTCCTTTTGAGAGAGTTCAAGGGGGATTTCTTGAAATGGGATGTCGAGCTAAGAACAGTGTTGTAAAGCTTAATAATTCTATATTTTTTCTTGGTAGAAGTAAGGATGGGACTGGAGTTGTATATCAGATTCAAGGTTTGCAAGCTAATAGAATCAGCACTCATGCGATTGAGAATGCAATTTCTACTTATGCTGATATTTCAACGGCAAGAGCTTTTGGGTATCAGCAAAAAGGTCATTTCTTTTATGTTTTAAATTTTGATGAAGCAACATGGGTTTTTGATGAAACCACAGGGGCTTGGCATGAGAGGGCTTACACAAACTCAGGTACTCTTGAGAGACATCGAGCAGATTGTGCGGCGTTTGATCCCACACATAATTATGTGATTGTGGGAGATTATTCAAATAGTGATGTTTACATTTTAGATGACACTTATTTTTCGGATGATGGGGATGCGATCACACGGCTGAGGACTTGTCCTCATCTTTCATCAGACCTTGATCGGGTATTTTATCAAAGTTTTCAGTTAGACATGGAAGTAGGTATCGGTCTTGACGGTGGGGTTCAGGGTTCAAGTCCGACAGTGATGCTTGATTTTTCAAATGACGGTGGGCACACATGGTCAAGTGAATCATGGGCACTTGCTGATAATATTGCAGGATCTATCGGGGAATATAAAACAAGAGTGAAATGGAACAGGCTTGGGAGTGCGAGAGATCGAATTTTTCGAGTAAAGATGACAGATCCAGTTAAGACGGTGTGGATTGACGCTCAAATTATGGTATCGAAGGGGAATTCTTAATGGGAAGAGGTACGTTAAAATCTAATTTTGATCCACCGTTTAACAATTCAATCACTGATAAGGATTCAAATGTCACTGAATCTTGGAATTGGTTTATAAGATCTTTAGCCGATGCGGTTCAAAGTTTAGGTCAAGAGAGTTCATTTCAGTTATTAAACGGTCTTTTGGCTAAATC